CCTGTTCCTGCTGTTGGAGCCCATGAAAAAGTTTGTCCATCTTTAATTGTTGCAATTAATAACTCTCCAAAATTATCCAATGACCAATTACCAGCTTCAATGGTTGTGTTAGAAACTGTTCTTGAAGTTCCCCAAGTATCTAATCCCCATGTTCCTGCTCCCCATCCATAACCAAGTGTCGCGGCAAGTGGGCCTACTATAACGTAAGGATTTGTTGTAAGTGATCCACCTGTAGTAACTCCTGTTCCTGTTTCTGTAACAGGCATAGTAATTGTAAATGTATTTGCAGTTGGTACTGTTTTAACTTCAAATGAATTAGTTGTAAAATTTGCAGATGTAAAACTTGTTGTAGCGGGTCCGGGTGTTGTTACGCTTGAGAAATTAATTAAATCATCAACAACTAGATTATGTCCAGCTTTGTTAATTGTAACTGTTGCAGAACCTGTAGTTGATGTATAAGTACAACTTGTTAGTGCTGTACTAAGTGGTGTAATGTCATAGAACACTTCATCAAAAAGAATATATAAAACTTTATCTGTTCCAATAGCCACATAACGTCTGCCAGTTAAATCAAACCAAGAATGTATGTCTCTAGCTGCACCTACTAATATAGATGAATTAATTTGTTCCCAACCACCTATCTTTTCAGGGGATCCATATTGAAAACGAACATTATCTCCATCAATCCAACGTCCCTCTGCTTGGGATGCTGTATCATTCTTATCAAAGCCTGGAGGTAAGGGTATCTTTTTTAATGGCATATATGCCTAGTATAACACTTAATTAAGTGTAGTTAAACTTTACAACATTAGATTAATATATTATATAACCTTATAAATATTGAATTATGAATTTACAAAATTATTATTGGTATTTTACAGGGGCCCTTTCTCATAAGTTCTGTAATGAAGTTATTGAATTTGGTAAAATGCAACAAGAACAAATGGCAATAACGGGTGATGTGTTAGATACAAAAATCCTTTCCAAAAAACAACTTAATAAAATTAAAAAAAAAAGAAATTCTAACCTTGTTTGGATGAAAGACAATTGGATATATAAAGAAATTATGCCTTATGTGAAATTAGCTAATAAAAACGCTGGATGGAATTTTGATTTTAATTCTTCTGAAGCATGTCAATTTACAAAGTATGGTAAAGATCAATATTACGGTTGGCATTGTGACTCATTTGAAATACCTTACAATCAACCAGATGATTTAACTCTTCATGGAAAAATTAGAAAATTATCAGTAACCTGTTCTTTATCTGATTCATCGGAATATAGTGGAGGAGAATTAGAATTTAATTTTAATCATCCAGAAAAAAAGACAAAAGATAATATAAGAAAATGTAATGAAATATTACCAAAAGGATCAATAGTTGTTTTTCCTAGTTTTGTGTGGCATCGTGTATGTCCAGTAAATCAAGGAACACGTTATTCCTTAGTAATTTGGAATCTAGGATATCCCTTCAAATGAACGAAAACTTAGAAAATTTAATTTATTTTGGAACACCTATTTATTTAGTTGAAATCCCTGAACTAGTAAATGAATTAAATAAAATATCTGATCCTTTGATTAAAGAATCTAAAAATAAAAATAAAGATTTTATAAAAAATAGAGAAAAAATATTTAAAAAAAAATTAAATGATTTTGGAATTACTTATCATTCTGGATCTTTAATAAATTTACAAGGATTTAAAAAATTAAAAAATTATGTATACGATAGATCAATAGAAATATTAGATCATATGGGGTATGACTTAAAAGACCATATTTTAAAATATGATGAATTTTGGGTACAAGAGTTTTCAAAAAATGGAGGATGTTATCATGAAACTCATACTCATCCTAATACTCATATTAGCGGTTTTTATTTTTTAAAATGTTCTGATAAAACTTCAATGCCTGTATTTCATGATCCGAGACTTAACAAAGTAGCGACTCAACTTCCTTTAAAAAATATACATGAAATAACTTTTGGAAGCCAACATATTAATTTTATACCAAAACCAGGTACCTTAGTTTTATTTCCATCATTTTTACAACATCAATTTACAATTGATTTTGGAATTGATACTTTTAGATTTATTCATTTTAACCTTCAAGCTGTTAAAAAAAATGAACTTTAAAAATAAAAAATACGTTGTATTAAAAAAAGTAATATCTGATGATTTAACTTTATTTTTGTATAATTATCTTTTAATGAAAAGACAAGTTTGTAAAACTTTATTTGATACAAAATATATATCTCCTTTTGAAACAATTTTTGGAACATGGAAGGATGAACAAGTTCCTAATACTTATTCTCATTACGCAGACATAGCAATGGAAACATTGTTGTTAAAACTACAACCAATAATGGAAAAAAATACTAAATTAAAATTAAATCCTAACTATTCATACACTAGAGTTTATAAAAAAGGAGATGTATTACATCGTCATAAAGATAGATTTTCGTGTGAAATATCTACAACTTTAAATCTTGGTGGTGATCCGTGGCCTATATTTTTAAGTCCAAATGAAAATGTTGGAATGCCAGATGGAAAAAAAATAACAACAGAAAGCAATTCTAAAGGAATAAAAGTTAATTTAAATCCTGGAGACATGCTTATATATAAAGGGAATGAACTAGAACACTGGAGAGATCCTTTTATTGGAGAAAATTGTGCCCAAGTTTTTCTACATTATAATAATATTGCAACCGAAGGTTCAGAAAATAATCTTTTTGATAAAAGAGACCATTTAGGTCTTCCTTCATATTTAAAAAAATGATTACTAAAAAAACTTTATCTGAAATAGCTTTATATTATGGTGAAGTTAAAATGCCTGAAGGATTTGAAATTGAAAAAGATGAATTAGTAAAAAATATATTTTTATCTAAATACTATGAAAATATGGAATATCCATTTTCAAAAACTTGGGATAAATTAAAAACATATATAACAGATTTTATAAGAGTAAAATATAATATTGATTTAATAGTTAAAAAAACATTTGGAGATTTTTATGAAAAAAATGAAGTATCAAAATCTAAATTAGAAGTTAATCAAAATGATTTAAGAAACTCCCCTGATTTTGTTTTATTGTATGGAGTAGAAATAGATCCAAAAACTTGTGAAATAATAATTTATTATGATGATAATAGAAGAAAAGGAAAATCTTTTAATTTTATATTAGAAAATAATAAATTTATTATATTTCCTGCTTCTCAACTTTATTACATAAAAAATAATAAAAATTCTTACTTAAATTTTATTCAAACTATTACATTCGAATATATTTAGAATATATATTTTATATTGATGAAGCGGGTACTAAATACCAAGATTGATTATTTTCGTTCCACTCGTATCTACTATTAATTTCAAATTCTGCTGGTGTTCTTTCAGGTGCATCACCAATTGGTGACTGCCATCTTGCTTCTTGTAAATTTTTCACCCAAGAATTATATGGTTTTGAAGGTAAAAAAATTTGATTAGAACTGTCCCAAACATAACCTATCCCAGCATAATTTCCTCTAAAAGGAGTTCCATTTAATTTATGTGTATTTTGATAAGTATTATATGAAGTTTGAACCCATAAATGAGCTGGCCAGTTATTATGTTTTTCTAAATATTTTTGTCCAACATTCTCAGATGGATTATTATTTTCATCCAACATATCTTTATCATCAAGTGTTAATACACTTAACACAATATTATCTTCAGAAATTTTTGCAAAATGTGCCATATATTTATTGATATTGATACCTTATTACAACTATACCTGAACCACCTGAACCTCCTGGAGCATCCGATCCTCCGCCTGATCCTCCTAATGTATTAATTGTTCCTGCTTGTCCAATATTTTGTGGTCCAGGGTAAGGATATGCTCCAGAATTCCCTCCACCACCAGATCCACCAGGATACTGGGAACCAGTTCTATCTGATCCAGCACCACCGCCTGCATAAGTTACCGGACTTGCTGTAATTGAAGTAGTTGCCCCTGCTCCTCCAGGTCTTCCGGATGCAGCTGCAGTTGCACCTCCTCCTCCACCACCTGCGGCATTACCTCCATTTGGACTACCTGAATTACCTTGTGGGGGACTTGTTGGAGGTGTATTTCCTGATCCACCGCTACCTGTTTGTGCTGCTCCAGATCCTGATCCACCGCTTAAACCATTTGTTAGTGCTTCATCAGAACCTGCTGCTCCACCTGCTGATGTAATAGTTGAAAATATTGAAGGATTTCCACCTCTACCTGGAGATGGTCCTACAGCTCCACCTGCTCCTACTGTGATTGGATAACTTCCAAATGTAACTGGTATACCTGCTGGGGCAACCAATGGAGATGCTGTATATGAAGGTGCGGGAGAAGATTTACCTTCTCTAAAACCTCCTGCTCCAGCTCCAGACCAAACAGATCCTCCTCCACCTCCTGCTACTACTAAATAATCTACTGTTGCATTTGCTACTTGAGGTTTTTTATTAACTACAAATGATCCTGGACCTGTAAATGTATGAATTTTAAAATTTCCTGAAGTTGTAACGGTTCCTCCTGTTGCACATATGAAGATAGAAGAACCAGGACCACCACTAAAACCAAATCCTTGTGCAGATCCAGCTCCTTTAGTTGCTAAAATAGGCATTACAAAATCTCCTTAATTAAATTGAGTTTGTGACGCTAAAATTGTATATGCTGGTGTTGTTGCTGTTTTAATTGCAGTGAATGTGTAAGCATCAATACCTGTATTACCTGCTGTTGGAGCAGTACCACCTTGATATTCAAGTGTAACGTTTGTTGATGAACCATCAATTGTTATTGTTGAAACATAAAAAGTAGTGTTAGTATTTAAAAAAGCACCTGTTACAGATTCACCAACAGATAACATATT